TAATGGCAATCTCAAAGCAGTAAGCACTTCAAGCGATAGGCACGTCAGATCTACTTTCTTCTTACCTACAAGTGGTAAGTGGTATTTTGAGGCGACTGCAACAACAGTAAATACAGCAGGCTATCTAGGAATAGGTTTATATCACGCCACTGGAAGTTTGACAGCTAGTGCTATTGCTACTGCTCAAGGTAGATGGTATACGGCAAGTGGCGATGGAAACGGAAGTAACTGGGGCGACACTTACGACGATGGCGACATTATTGGAATTGCTGTTGATATGGATTCTGGAAAAATCTGGGCGGCCAAAAATAACACTTGGCAAGCATCGGGTGATCCGGCTGCTGGCACAAACCCGATGTATAGCGACCTGCTGACTGCATATAGTCCTGATGGTTGGTCTCCTGTGTGCGCTAATTGGCAGAGTGGAAACACCGCAGAGTTCAATTTCGGACAACGCGACTTTGCCTACACCCCACCCACAGATTTCTTACCGCTGAACACGTCGAACCTCCCCGCGCCGGACATTGCCGATGGGTCAGATTATTTTGTAGCGTTAGCTGGTCCTGGTGACACTGAAACCGCTTGGTCAGAGACAAACACGGCAGTCTCCGTTAGCGGCGGTCAGCTGAACAACTATGACGGACTAGCCAATACAGAGCATCTACTGGGACGCTCAGACACTAAATATCCTCCAATTGACTTTATTCGTTCATTGCGTGAGCTTGAGCTTGACGGTTATGACGACTGGTATTTGGGTTCCAAGTATGAGATGGAAGTCATTTACTATAATTTGAAGCCAACGACTGATAGCAACACAACCGTCGCAGATTCACAGGACAACGCTTACTCAGTTCCTCAGCGAACTACGGCTAATTACACAGCAAGCACCCCAGCACAAACGTCTGTGAGTGCTTTCCAGTCAGGCGGTGCTCAAGCGTTTGATAGCGAAACATCAACAGCGCAAGTACATTACACCAGCTCTGCTCCCAATACGAATGTTGCCAATGCCAAGGCATTCAGAACCAGCGGAGGCCTTGCCGCTGGTTACAACTACAACTCAGGTCAAAAGTACAGCGAGAACGGAATAACCCGTGCAATTCGACGTGTTGCATACACAGGCAGCGAGCCGTCTCTTGGTGCAGCTTACGAAGGCGGCTATTACGCCGGTTTATATTCAGTAAACGGTGACGGCACTGCAACTCATGCCCTGATTGTCGCTGATAAAACTAATGGCGAAAACACGGGGATTAAGGCCCTGGGAGTTCAGAAGTTCAGCAATGGGCTTTGGTGGATTAAGGATCGTACCGCTAGCAGCACTCAATGGCAATTGGTTGACTCAGTGCGTGGCAACACCCTTAGGCTTACTCATCCCAGCGAGACAACAGAAGCAACCTATGTAGATCCAGACAATGCCAGCATTGCGTATTGCTGGAACTTGGAAACTGGCCGAGCCAACGGCTTTGATATTGTCACTTACTCAGGAAATTCAAGCACTCAAAACATATCTCACAGCTTGGGTTTTGTTCCTGAAATGATTTTCGTATGCAATCGCAACAGGGGCGGCGCATCCCACCGTGTTTACCATAAATACATAGGCAACACTAAAACGTTGAACCTTATGGGGCCAGATGGTGCGACTACTGAGAGCACTTGGAACAACACAACACCAACAGCTTCAGTGTTCTCACTAGGCAATACATCTATGAATGCTGCTTATAATTATGTTGCATATCTTTGGCGCTCCGTTCCTGGCTTTAGCCTGATTGATAACTGGATTGGTAATGGATCGGCTAATGGGCCGTTTATACATTGCGGGTTCAGGCCATCAGTGGTGATTTGGAAGCGAACTTCTAGCGGTTCCTATCACTGGGTCGTCCGTGATTCAACCCGAGACATTGACAACGCAACCCAGCAAACGCTCTATCCCAGCACCTCTGGAGCAGAGCAAACATTGACATCTCAGGATATTGATTTTGTAAGTAACGGATTTAAGATTCGTACTACCTGGGATTACGCAAACTCGTCGGGACAGCCTTATGTATTTATGGCATTTGCTGAAAACCCATTCGGCGGGGATGCTGTTTCGCCCGTTACTGCCCGATAACATTAACGAACAATTATGTCATTTCAACTTAATGGTCAGGTAATTCGTCCTGGCAAGTCGTTCGTTGATGCGGACGGCGTTATTTATCCTACTAACTGGCACAGAGTTTTTACTCAAGAACAAAAAGATGCGATTGGTATTGTTTGGGTTCCTGACCCAGCACCCGGAGACACTAGGTTCTACTGGGACCACGATCTTCCTAAGCGTCTTGAGGACGAACCTGCTGTTGATGAAAATGATGAACCCGTACTCGATGAGGACGGCGTTCAACTCATTAACTACGGTCTTAAAACCGAGTGGATTAAACAACAAAAAGAAATTGCTGGCTCTTTGCTAGCTCAATCTGATTGGTACGTCACTCGTAAAGCAGAAGCTGGTACTGAGATTCCAGCTGATGTAGCAACGTATCGCACTGCTGTCCGCACTGTTAGCGGTCAGCGTGAAACTGAAATCTCAGAAGCTGCAACGTTTGAAGCGTTTGTAGCACTGGTGGATAATCAACCGAAGGTTTGGGACGAAGAAACCGAAACTATGGTTGATAACACCGAACCATTCCTTACACCATGGCCTGAAGAACAATGATTGCACTTATCCGTCCCGTTCTGATGTCGTTTCTTAACAGCGACAAAGTGAAGCGATTGATTGTTGACATGCTCCGCAAACTGGCTGAGCAATCTGATAACACTGTTGATGACCAAGCCGTTGATTTCATCGAGCGTGGTCTCTTTGGCGGCTGATGGACTTGGGAGCACCACCGGTACTGCCGGTTCTAACGCTCCCTGAGGCCCCTCTACTACCCCGTCCGGTACTGGAGGTACCACGAGCACTTTTACCCTCGTATAAGCCGCTTGTAGTGCCTCCTAACGACCTTCGGCCACCTCCGGGAGTCAAGGGTACAACACCCTCTGAAACAAGGAAGACGGAGAAGCCTAAACCTAAGCCACCTCCGCCACCTAAACCAAAACCACTACCACCTTCTCAAATTCGTTACGTTGACGTACCGGGTACAGATATTACTGTCCCCTTACCAAGTAACGAAATCTTAGCTACGGCTACAACGACAGCTACTGTCTCGGTTGCAGCCACCCTTACAGCTACCGCAGTTTTCAAACGGACAGTTAGCGTTATTAAACCTATTATTAAAAAAATGCTAACTAAAAAGAAAAAGAAAAATGGAGAAGAAATCTAACACTTTTTTCCACGACTTCTTTAGCGAAATAGTGAAAGCACTTGTACTTATTTGGAGTGCCGGTGTCTTAACAGCATCGTATATGGGAATGCTGCAAAAGATGGATCCCACTTTTGTAGCTAGTTTGCTTAGCGGTACACTTGCTTCTTACGGGATTGCACGTGTCGATAAAAACACTAAACAAGAACCACCGAAATGAAGAAACTACTTCTATTGGTTTTGCTGTTGTCACCCGCAGTAGCCAAATCACAGACTGTTACCCCGCAGTTTACCCAGGGGTCAATGCAATCCACTACTACCACCACTATTGACATTGAGCGCACAATTGCGACCGAAGTATACGGTGGTGCATACTCATCATGGTCTGGAACCAACGTAACCCCGAGCGGGGACATCACCGATTCTTCGACTACTTGGTCGGTAACAACAGCCGGAGAGCAGTTTCAACTGGAGACTGTGACCCGAGCAGCAGGTGTAATCGAAACAATCGACATCACCGAAACCATCCAGCAGGAGTCTACTACTACCTCGCTTTCTGTCTTCTCACAATAGCTCCGGTTAAAGCAGAAGAACCGACAGTTAGCAACAATGCATCGCCTATCGCAGCCGCAACCGGCAACGTGACTAACCAGGCGGTGCAATTCCAAAACAACGGCGCCCCTAGTAGACAACAGTTTACTGGGGGTAATTCGTGTAACGGCACAACTATGACGTTCTCTCCATTCTATATGGGGAACGATACGTTGCCAAATTACAGCCGTAACAATAACTTCGGTGCTCAACTTAACTTTTCTGTACCGCTTGACGGAGGGATGATTGAACAATGCAAAGCTATTGCTAAACGTCACGAAGAAAAGCTACGGCTAGATTATGAGCTTGTGAGAGCTTTGAAATGTACTGAGATCATGAAGGCTGGATTTACTTTCCGTCCTGGGTCTCGGGTAGAGGTACTGTGTCATGACATTGTACCCATTGTATCTTTAACAAATGAAGAAAAAAGCAACTGAGGATCAGTTTAACGAGCTGCACAATCTTGTCACTAAAGAATTTTTGACTAGAATTAAATCTGGTGAGGCAACGACCCAAGATTTAAAAGCAGCTTGTGACTGGCTCAAAACTAACGACATCAGTGGTGTCGCTTACGAAGGTAATCCGTTGTCCAAGCTGGCTAACGTGTTGCCGCAAGTTGATCCAGAACTCGTTCAGAGTAGGCTTTATGGCAAACGGTAAAACTTCTAACTACTACAAATCAAATCCTAAAGCCGCTGCTCGCCGTCGAAAGCAGCAGCGAGCCTACAACAAGACCTCCGAAGGTCTAAAAATTAGAACTAAAGCAAACAAACTCAATCGAAAGCTCGGTACTTATGGTAACGGCGACGGTAAAGATGCGTCTCACACAGGACCAAATTCAGGTAAACTGGAAAGTCCTAAAAAAAATCGCTCTAGACCGCGCCGTAACCAAAAGTACGCATGACCCCTCTTTTTTCAACCCCTGACGACTACCTACATAACCTAATAGCCATGACGTCTCCCGAAGCCAAGCGCCTTTGGAGGCGCAGCATTAAAGAATACTTCGGATGCACATGCGTTTATTGTGGAAAAACTTATGAATTACATGAACTTACTTTGGATCACGTTCATCCTCGTGTATTTGGCGGAGCCGATTTCACATCGAACCTCGTTCCAGCCTGTACGTGTTGCAATCAAAAAAAGGGGAGTGAAAACTGGTTAACATGGATGCGTAATACTTTTGGTATCAATCGATTGCGTGAATCACTAATCCTATCGCATATCAGCTAATGCCTACACGTGCAGCAGTACAAGAACATCTACGTACAAACCCAGGATCTAGAATACCTGACGCAGTAAAGGCTGTTGATTACAAAGGTCCGCCTGTAAAAATTAAAGAAGGTAACCTGACTAACGATCGTGGCAGCATTCGTTTAGGTATTCGTCAAAACACAGGCGATGAAAAACGCCAAGAAAATTTACGTTTGCGTAAACCACAAACTAAAGAAGAACAAAACCAACGGCGGCGTCAAAATTACAAAAGGTCTAGTTTGCGTAGACAAGGTGTACCTGCTGTAATTGATCACCGTATTCCGCTTGATCGTTTAGGTGAAACTGTTGAAGGTAAAACACCTGAAGAAGCTGAAAAACGAATAGAAGAGTTAGAAGAAGTCTACGGTCCATTAGGCGATAGACCTCAAAACCGTGTTATTCGTGGTGCTGTTTCTAACGAAAAAAAACGGCAACAGGAAGCCGAAGTTCAACGGCGATTAGGTGAAATGGAACAAGAACAACCTTCTTCTCCTGAAAGCCTAGCTAAAAGCCAACAACTAACTGCTGAAGAAGTCAGAGAGTTAGTTGGATTTAACGAAAGTATTTACACCGGTTTAAAATTTGGTTTACAAATTGTAAATGGTGCTATTCGTTTTGGTCAAGCTGTTGGTGGTGTAGCTGCTGCTATGTCTGGTATGAAATAATTAACTATGACCGACGTTTTAACCGCCCTTCAGGAAGATTTCAAACTGTTTCTGCAAGCTCTGTGGACACAGCTTGACCTTCCTGAACCTACACGTGCTCAATATGCCATCGCAGACTATCTTCAATCTGGACCTAAGCGTCTTCAGATACAAGCTTTCCGTGGTGTTGGAAAATCCTGGATCACTGGAGCATTCGTACTGTGGACGCTTTTCAATAACGCTGAAAAGAAAATAATGATTATATCGGCATCTAAAGAACGTGCCGATAACATGTCTATCTTTTTGCAAAAACTAATCATTGAAACACCATGGCTTTCTCATTTACGCCCGAAGTCAGACGATGCAAGGTGGTCAAGGATAAGCTTCGATGTGAACTGCTCACCCCACCAGGCGCCCAGCGTAAAGTCGGTGGGCATCACTGGACAGCTCACCGGAAGCCGCGCCGATTTAATGATTCTAGACGACATTGAGGTACCGGGCAACTCAATGACAGAGTTTATGAGGGAAAAACTTCTACAACTCTGTACTGAAGCGGAGTCTATCCTTACACCCAAGGAAGACTCCCGCATTATGTACCTTGGCACACCACAAACGACATTCACTATCTACCGTAAACTGGCAGAGCGTAATTATCGTCCGTTTGTGTGGCCTGCCCGCGTTCCACGCAGCCTCAGCAACTACGAAGGTCTGATTGCACCACAATTGCAAGAAGACATTGACATGGGTGCTGAGGAGTGGGACGTAACCGATCCTGATAGGTTTAATGACAATGACCTTATCGAACGTGAAGCGGCAATGGGCAGAAGCAACTTCATGCTTCAGTTCATGCTTGACACGTCCCTTAGCGACGCTGACAAGTTCCCGCTTAAGATGCAAGACCTTGTGGTTACCTCTGTTAACCCCAGCACTGCTCCTGATTCCGTTATCTGGTGCAGCGATCCCAAGAACGTCATCAAAGACGCTCCCATTGTTGGCTTACCTGGAGACTATTTCTACTCTCCAATGCAGCTCCAAGGAGAATGGCTACCTTACACCGAAACAATCTGCAGTGTTGACCCGTCGGGTCGTGGCTCAGATGAGACGGCAGCAGCTTTTATCTCCCAACGAAACGGTTACCTGTACTTGCACGAGATGCGAGCTTATCGAGACGGATACTCAGACAATACGCTTTTGGACATTCTAAGAGGATGTAAAAAATTTAACGTCACTAAACTAGTAATCGAAACTAACTTTGGTGATGGTATTGTTGCTGAGTTGTTCAAAAAACACCTACAACAAACTAAACAGGCTATTGGAGTTGAAGAAGTTAGAGCAACGCTTCGTAAAGAGCAGCGTATTATTGATGCCCTTGAGCCTATCCTTAATCAACATCGCCTTGTTGTTGATCGCTCTGTCATCGACTGGGATTACACCTCAAACAAAGATGAGGCACCTGAAAAACGACTGCAGTACATGCTATTTTATCAAATGAGTCGCATGTGTATGGAGAAAGGCGCTGTTCGACACGATGACCGTATTGACTGCCTTGCACAAGGCGTGAAATACTTTACAGACGCAATGGGTATCTCTGCTCAAGAGGCAGTAAACCAGCGTAAACGTGACGAATGGAGTGACCTTCTTCGATCGACAATAGACGACCCACAATCTAGTGCTAACCACCTTGTCTTGGGCATGAATATGGAACAACGACAAGCAGCTAGAGGTAACGCCAAAAACGGTGTTCCCACCTGGGTTTAGAGCGGTCCCCGCCTTATACAGGGGGAAGGGATGGGTGGACCCGACTTCCTGTACCGGGGGCGACCTACGCAGTTGCCCCTTTTACTACTGTAACTAGATTACAGAGAGACATGTGTATTTATACACCTGTGTCACTACTGAAACACTTTTACTACTGTATGCACTCCGTAGATCTTATTCACTCATCATTTGATGGTGATTACCTTGTCAGTTACATGGCACGTGTAAGTAATCCATCAAATCAAAACAACACTGAGACCAGTGCTCGTCTAATTAAATACCTGATCAAACATAAACATTGGTCACCGTTTGAAATGGTAAACATGTGTGTAGAGATACATACGACACGATCTATTGCAGCTCAAATACTACGTCACAGATCGTTTAGCTTTCAAGAGTTTTCACAACGATACGCACAAGTTACAGATAAACCAGAAGTACCAGCATTCCGCCGTCAAGACACGGTTAACCGCCAGAATAGTACAGATGATCTAGATCTTGCTACTGTTTTGGAGTTTGAACTTAAGACTCAATCGTTATACGACCTGTCATACAACCTTTATGAGGAG